TGACTGAATTGGACCCTGACATAAACGTCGCATTTGGATTGTGTGATCTGGGTATGGGCACACCTGAGATGGGCTCTGTCAGTATGGACGAGTTGATGGACCTACGGTTCCCACCGTTCAACTTACCTATCGAACGTGACCTTCACTTCAAAGCGGATAAAACGCTCACTGAATACGCAGACGCAGCACGTAACCAAGGTCGCATTGCGGCGTAGGAGGACGTATGAAAACACGTAAGTTTAAGGCAAACGCTACCATGTTCTCGTACCTAGTGTGTGAGTTTGAATTAACCGAAGATGAATACCAAGCTGCAATAAAAGAGCATGGTTGTATAGAGCAGTATGCTGCTGAGTGTGTAGATCCAGGCGGCTTTGAAGAACTGGCTAACTGTGCCGAGTGGGACAATGGCGACGTATACGAAATAACTGAGGAGAATACCAATGTCTGAATCAAAACTAGGTGACCTTATCGAACAGGCACACCAACTACGCGAAGTGATCCGTGCTGACGAAAAGAAAGTCAACGCACTCAAGGAAGACTTCAAAAACCTATCCAGCGAGATCATGGTCAAGATGGACGACCAAGGTGCCAAGCGCATCGGTGGCATCAGTGCCAACGTGTCCATCTCTGAGACCGACGTCCCTACTGTCAAAGACTGGGATCTGGTGTACGACTACATCAAGACCAACGACTCGTTCTACCTATTGCAGAAACGCATGAGCGCAGCAGCGTTTCGTGAGTTATTAAATCTAGGGCATGAAGTCCCAGGTGTCGAGATTTTCAAAGACCGTAAGTTAAACCTTCGAGCTTTGTAAAATAATAAGCTGTGCTTATATACATACTCATAAGCATGGCTTATAATTTATACCGCTACCCCACTAACGGGGCTCAGCGTTCAATGTAACTAAAGTGAGTAAAAGTCCAATGGCTAAAAAAGAAATCGCAACACCATCAAGCTTAATGCTAATTGATGACGCCCCTGACCACGTCACAAACGCTGCCGGTTTAGGCAACGAAAACGTGACTGTTTCCTCCGATGATATTCCAGAGATCAAGCTGCTCCAAAAGATCAGCAACGAATGTGACGAGAGTCATGCGCGTTATATTCCTGGTGCAAAGCCTGGCATGATGTTCAATGACCAGACTCGTGAGATCATGAAAGAATGTTTAGTAGTCAACGTGTACTACGATCATTTCTGGATGGCGTGGAACAAGAACACCAACTATCCGTTTATTGATGCAGCAACCAACACCAAAGAATTCGAGTCCAAAGAAGCCATTGAGCAAGCGTTTGCTAGCCCATCAATGGAATTTGAAGACGTGGATAACTACGACGTAAACGATTCACCTCGTCACTACGTGCTCGTACTTAACCTCGAAACTGGTAAAGCCACTGGCGCTATCATGAAGTTCCCTCGTACCAAGGCCAAAGTGTCTAATCGTTGGAACAATCAGATTGCAGCAGCGGGCGGCGATCGTTTCTCAGCTGTGTGGGCCGTAGCTGGTATCACAGAAGAGAACAAGAAGAACGGTAAGACCTACCTCAACTACAAGATCGAGCGCAAAGGCTGGGCATCCCCTGACCTGCACGCTAAGGCAGAAGAAGCTTACAAGCATCTGTCTGGTCACGTAGACCAAAAAGCAGCCTAACCGCTGCGCACCGAGCGTTGTATGGAAGCGACGCTTTTTTTATGCTGGACGGAGCCCTTAATCAAAAGGTTCTAATCTTTGAACGAGCATGGTTACATTCGTTCCGTCCACCGCCATTTGCCTGCAGACATGCACAAATGGAAAGTCCACGATAACTATGCAGGCGGTGTGCCTGACTGCTGGTACGCAGGCCCAACAGGTAATATCTGGGTCGAGTACAAGTGGATTGCTACACTACCAAAACGTGACTCAACACTCATAAAACCCAATCTTTCTGCACAACAATTAGCATGGCTAATAAAAATGTCTGGACATGGCATAAGCTGTGCTTGTATTATTGGGTGCCCAGAGGGGGGAATCCTACTCACCGAGCAGGATTATTGGCTTAATGGAATAAGTAAGCGAATGATGAGCCTTACCCCAGCCAAGGGTATCGCAAGCTGGCTCACAAAAATCTGTATGGAGATGGAATCAGATGACTATAACCAAAGAAACAAAGGCAGCAACTACGCTTGACCTATTAACCAATGGGGCGTCACCTAAACGTAGCATTACCAGTGACTCATTAGAAATGTCACGGAGAATTACCAATGTCTGGAAAATAAATAAAAACAAGAATGGTCTAGATCTAACACAACAAAAAGCAGCAGTTCAACTTGGGATGACCCAACCGATGTTCAGTCAAATGCTCAACGGTACAGTGTCAATTAATCCCATGATGGTTCTAGGTGTAGCTGCTTTGTTACGTTGCGACCTTGGGGCTTTAGTAGCAGACCTTAAAGAATATAAGATCCTATACGCAGTCAGCCCGACTTCTAGTTTTCAAATCCCGGTTTCCCTAACTCTTACAGGGAAACCCGTGTCTGGAAAAACAATAAATATTATGATTAATACAATATCAGAAGTGTTTGGAGTAGAGATTGATACTGGTGAGTATGCACCTCGTTATAACATCGGCGAGTATGCAATCATCGACCCTCTTACTAGCTGGGAAGTAGGTAACCAAGTTCTTATCCGTTATGGAAAAGGCGCTTGTTTAATACGTGTAGTTGCCGGTATCAATGGTAATGAGGTTATTACTCACCACCCAACAGTTGTCGGTGTAAGTACCACAATTGATTTAACTGATCCAACGATCACCGTTCGTGGTGTGATTCGCGGAGTTCAGTTTTAATTATGGGTACTAATTTTAACTTCTCAACAATGCGCTGCAAAACAATGCATTGGATGACTGAAACGGTATGGGAATGGTGGTGTACCTTCACAGACTGTAACAGCTATCTAATAGCAAATTATGTAGTTGGCCAGAAACATTCTTGGTCGATCAGCTGCCACACGTTATTCATTGGATCAAATGATGAGGCAAATGGCCCCAACTAAGTAACTTTTTTTAAACCTCCAAATATAAGCAGGGCTAATACAATGAAAGAACATGACATGGTTGAGCGACCAGCGCATTACCAATCCGATACAGGAATGCAATGCATTGACGCCATCCGCGCTGCACTAGGACCAGAAGGATTCCGGGCCCACTGCAGAGCAACCGTAATTAAGTACCTATGGAGGGAGAAATGGGACACCGCAGAGGATGCCAAAAAGGCAGCGTGGTATCTCAATAGATTGGTAGAATCCTATGAAGATGATGTTAGATAGAGTTACAATCAGTAAGTTTTCGGAATTGTCAGGCTATACAGAAGTCGCTATACGCGCCAAGATATATGATGGGGTATGGCAAGAGAACGAGGTGTTCTCAAGGGCCCCAGACAACCGGATACTAATCAGCCTTGGAGGGTACGAAGCATGGGTAGACAAGCGAGCAAGCAGTTCCCAAACGTCAGGCCGGCGACTAAAAGTTCAATCGAAATCGAATTCAATTACCCCACGCCACAAAACCGCCAACGCGAGCGGCTTAAGTTTGAGCCCACCCCCGCTAACCTAAAGCGGGCGTATGTTCATTTGGCTCAGATCAATGCGGCCATTGCGGCTGGCAACTTTGATTACATAGCAACGTTTCCCAATTCTCCAAGGGCGTTGCTATATTCTGACCGCAAAAACTTCTATACCTTTCTAGAACATTGGCTTAACAGTCACTACAGCATTGGACCTGGTACTTACATATTCTATAAGCGGATTATCAATGGGCAGCTCTTAGGAACTGAGCTTGCTAATACTTGCGTCGTAGATGTGACCTGGGCAATGGTCAAAGACTGGGCTTTAGCGATGGATGTGCTGCCTAGTACTCGCGCCCAGCGTATCGCTGTGCTGCGTGATGCGCTCAACGAAGCGGTGGAACAAGGGATCATTACTGTAAACCCTCTACTAGGCAAGAAACTGAAGAAACAAACGGTCGTTATAAAGTCTGAGGCAACGCGCATTGATCCCTTCTCTTGGGACGAACGCGACGCCATCATCAGAGCCGCACCTAGACAATTCGGTCTACAGCTCATGTTCCAGTTCTTTACAGGACTGCGCCCCGAAGAAATCCGTGGCTTATGTTGGAGCCGTGTAGATTTTGTTGGGCGTACTATTCTGATAGACCAAGTACTCACTGATGCGAGCCCTAACAAATTCCAGCCACCTAAATCACAAGCATCTTACAGGACAGTGGATATAGTTGAACCTGCAATGAAGTGCTTGCTCGCCTACAAAGAGTACTCATTTCTAAAAGGCGTTGAGCCTTGGGACGTTGTATTTATGAACCCGCTCACAGGTAACCCTTGGAGTACGACTAACAAAATACGCGCTCAATGGAAGCAGGCATTAAAAAAAGCTGGAGTACGTTACAGAGTGCCGTACCAAACTCGACATACTTATGCGTCGACGATGTTAGCTGTTGGTGAGGACCTAACTTATATTGCAAAAATGATGGGTCATGCTGACAGTGGAACCACGCTGAAATATTATGCACGGTTTGTCCAACAAACAGGTGTTAAGCATGGGTCTAAATTAGAAGAGGCATACCAGAAACAAATCGGTAAGTAGGTACATAAATGGATTTCTATGTCAGCTTTTTGTCAGCTTTTGAAATCAAACCCTTATAAATCAAGGGGTTAGATGGTGCGGACGGAGAGACTCGAACTCTCATATTGAACACTAACCCGTTGATTTATAACGAATTAGTGTTCGTTTTTATGTCAGCTTTACGCTGGAATACGGGTGATTACGCCCATTTTGTCAACATTCCTGTCAGCTTTTTTGGGGTCCTATTCGCCCTCTTCCTCTTCCTCTACACCTTCCATACTAAGACCCCAAGACTTTAGTATCTCTGTGGCTTTGTTGGCTTCGTCCACATGGATTTCAATGTATCGATTAACCTGAATGGGAACGATCCCCAGGATAGCTAGGACCACACCGGTGATACCGCCGATTGTAATGGCTTTGATCAAAAAAGCCAACGCCTCAAATAATGACTCCATATCATATACCCTCTTTGTAGAACAACTCAACAAACATTCGACACGTATCACTACGCTGAATATCTGAGATCTGGAAGTCCACAACAGTGATCGGCAGCGAGTGCTTAGCAAGCAAGTTAATCAGCACACCTAAACCAGACGTTTGCTTAATGTCCGACTGAGCCAAGTCACCCATCAACACCAACATGCAGTTCTCGCCTATTCGTGTGGTGACCGCCTTGATCTCTTCGACGGTCATTTGCTGTGCTTCGTCAATGAGCACAATAGCGCCCTCTTTATCGCCACCGAAACTACGCCCTCTGATCGTTTCCAATGGCTGCAGTTCAATGTTGCCGTTGTTAAGTGCGACGTCAAAACGTCCTGCGCCCATACGTTGCTTGAGCACATCGACCATGGGCATCACCCAGTTCAACATCTTGTCGTCTTTATCGCCTTTGAATGCACCGAGACTACGCCCAGTGGGAATGTTCGCGCGGCACAGGATTATCTTCTGTACGCGGTTCTGCATGAATTGGTCAGCGGCATAAGCGCACGCTAGATAGGTCTTACCTGAGCCCGCCACGCCTGATGCAATGATCACTGGGCAGTGTGGGTTTTTTAATGCCTTAAGGTACTTATCTTGGTTTGGTGTCTTTGGTTGTAGTGGCGGCCTTTGGCGCTCTTCAGCAAATTTATCAGTGGACTTCGTACGTGCTTCTTGAGTGTTCCGTCTCTTTTGTGACACAGGTCATACCTTTGTGGGTGTTGTGGTTAAATACGTGTTCCAGGCTCCCAGCCACTTAGCTCCGCTAAACGGATGTAGTTGCGCAATTCAGCGATCTTAGTGCCTTGTAAAAACTGCTCCTCCAGTGCTCGAGTGACCATCCAATCAGTCTTGGCTAGCATTTCACTTTGTGGGGTCATTGCTGCCCGGCCTAAAGGGACAAACTCAATCTGTATGTCAGGCCAACGCTGCGCTATTTTTGATTGTGCCGCTAAACGAAAACGAATAGCTTCATCGCAGGTAATCTCTAACGCAACGTCTTCAGCGAAGTCGGGGGTTATGTAAACACAGCGTAACAATTCAGGCGCTATCTGAGGCAAACCGTCATAGACAACTCGCTCGTAAGCAGATCGATCATCGTCCTCGGTTAGTACAGTGTACGAAGTCGTTTCTGACTTACCCAGTTCGATTCGCATAAACTGAGTAAACGCACTTGATTGAACCCCCTTATTAGGAGCTTGTACTAGGCATGTGCTGTATCCAGCTCGAACAAAACTCAATGCAGTCGCATGGGCGAGTACTGATTTACCGCAGCCTGCACGAAAACCTGAGACAGCAATCGCTGCGACATTAGTGTCCATGCCGAATGGCGCGACATTATTATCAATTAGTGGTAACAAGAGCACCTCCTCTGTGGTAGTAAGCAGCATCGAGCAAAGTTTCCCCCCGGAAGCGAATCCTAATAAAATCAGCATGCTGCGGAATTTCACCAATACCTGAGAGCGCTCTAATGCGTCCAATCTCCTCAACGGGTATGGAGCCTGATAGGTCTATCAGCAATGTATTTACTACTGATTCGCCGCTGTAGAAAACAGAGGTGCCCGAATCTCTGGACGCTCCCCCAACAGGACGATAAACTGTAGGAATATCGCAGCCATAGCCATAGTAGTAGACCTCTTCACCAATTGTATTAGCCTCAATGTCCAGCTCCAGCCTGTAGCACATCAGCATCAATGTGCCTTTTACACGGACACTCTTACTGCATAGCCCTTGGATGTATAACGAGTAGGTTGTGAGGTTCAGTCGCGCTGATGCTAAACAAGACAGATTCTTGATACGCTCCCCAAAAACAGGTTCTAATCGAGTCCTGAATTTCGTAGGAAACCCTTCGATTCTAAAGACACGAACCCCTTCGGGCGTTGGATTAATAGTCATTTTCAGCGTTATCCTGTATACGAATTGAGCGAGTGCCAACACTAGTTCGCGAAGTGTTGATATTGCTTATAACAACTTCAGCTACCATGCCTGTACTCGCAGCATCATTGAACCTAACAGTAGTAGATGGCGACGCAGTGAATGTCATCGTATGAGGTACCATGCGATGGTAGTAATCAGTACCGCAGCCGTCGGTGCCCGTTTCGGTGCGGTAATGATGCGTGAGCGCGAAGTTGAAACCGCCATTGCTCCCCGTAAGGTTCAACGTCCGTGTTGAATCGTCATGGGTGTAATATGACTGGATAGTGAATGCCTTTGAAGCGAGTAACGTGCCCCCCAACCGCTCAAGAACTCTTATTGTTACGACACAGTGGTTAGTTGGCCCTTGTCCATTAATCAATCCGCCCACATTCGCAATGTAAACTGATCCTGATATGGAAGGAGTCACGTACTGCCTACGGTAGCGCCATAGGTTTGATGCAGGTGATTGGAGCCCATTACTAGGTGGCGTTACACTGCCATAGTTGTACGGCTTTATATTACCTGTTGCTCGAGTAGTAGCTGAAGAACTCGATGCAAGAATGTCCATAGTTACACCGAGGTCGTAACCGTAGTGCGATCCGCCTGCTTCAGTAATCTTACCTGTCGAGCCCGACAGTATTAACGAGCCTGTGATCGTACCGCCTGTTATGACAGGTGAGCTTATAGACGTTCCCGCTGTAATCACGCCACCGTTAATCGTTGGGGAGGTTATCGACTGATTAGCTGCAATCATGTTACCTGTCACTACAATGGCACTAACCTGCGCCGCCGTTAATACGCCGGTGACCTGCGCCATATCAACCGTAAGGTTGTGGATCTTAGCGACATCGATTGAAGCATTGGCAATAAGCGCCGTGTTGATATAGGTTCCAGGAGCAAACCAACGTCCTGTCGGGTGATTTGCAAGCTGCCACGCTTTTGTTTGGTTCGCGTGCTGAGTGCCATTAGCATCAGACTCAACAACCAGACCCGCGCCAGTGATCACTGTGAAGGGAGTAACTTTGTTATTGCTTAAATCCGCGATCCTGAACACGCCTGCGTTAACGGCGAATTCACTCGATGTCGCAGTAGCCGCAAGGCCGTAACCAGTCACGTTGCCATTGACATCGATCTTGACGTATTTCTCTGCGCTGATGCCGTTTATTGAGGCGGTATGATCCGTAATGGACGCGCTATTCTCACCAACCGTTGTGTTTAAACTCGTAATCGAGCTGGCTTGAGATGATAGTGTAGTGCCTTGGGTGGATACGGTGGTGTTCAGCGTACTCAGCCCACTCGCTGTAGCGGCAACGCCCGTTGTACCGTGATTAACAGTTGTTTCCAGTGCCGTAATGTCGGTAGCATTAGTTGTGGTGGCAGTGC